AATGTGTAGAAGTTCTAATAATAGATGTTTTAATTGTGGCCAAACAGGACATTTCATTAAAGATTGCTATACTAAAAATAAAATTCATAGACCGAATGTAGAAGAAAATACTTCTGAAGAAGATGATATAAATGAAGAAAAGAATTATTTAAATTTTAATTTAATGAAAGAAAGAGAGCGAGAAGAAATAGATTGTGTTGAATGGATAAGGTTAGGATTTTCATCGTGTTTTAGAAAAATTTGTTAAAGAAACGAATTTAAAAATAATAAAGCGTTAGTTTATATAATAAAAATGAGTAAACCATATTTAATATCTGGTGAAACATTAAAAACATTCGGACAAGGTGCATTAGGGGCTATGACTTTTGGAGCATATCATCAATATACGACTAATAAAATTATGGAATTAAATAATGAAAAAGTAGAAATACAACATAAGTATTTTATGGACAAAATGGAAAATCAACATAAAAAAGAAATGAATGAAATGGAAAATAAACAAAAAATATTAAATGAAAAATTAGAAAAATTGGAAAAAGTTGTTTCTCAAAGAGAAAAACAAAATAGTTGGTGGTAAAATAAATTATTTATTGCTCAATTTCTCTCTTTTATCGGTTGTCAAGTGTATGACATCAATCATTTTATCTATTATAGGATTGGTTTTATCTTCAACAGTATCTGTAGTTGTTTTAACGATATAAATATAATCATCTTTTTCTTTATCATTTTTAATCCAATTAGGTTTTTCTTTTGTATATTTGTTAATGTTTTTAGTTTGCAAAACACTAACAGATTTAATAGCTTGTGCTGTTTTGATATTATCGGTATCTTCAGTCCACGTATCTTCTTTTATAAATAGTCTTTTACGCTTTTTGTCACTACACCAAATAGGACGTTGAACCAATGGTAATTTATTCAATTGATTTACAAATATATTAGAGATTCCACCAATTAAGCCTTTATCTTTTGTAACATATAGATCATCTAAACTTATGTCTATCGTCTTTATAAAATCAGTCATACTTATTGCATCTTTACATTTATCATTTAAGAAAACAGTAACATTAATATTGTTTATGTTATTTGTATTATTTGTGTTATTTGTATTATTTGTATTATTTGTTGTGTTAACGGTATTTCCCATTTTTGGTATCATTTCGCATATAGTATTTTGTAATTCTTTGTTTTGTTTCATCATGTCTAAAAACATCGTTTTATAACTAATATCAGACTCTTCTTTAATTGCGGTTATTAATGCTGTTTCTTGATTATTTTCGTTAATATCTGTCAAAGAATTTTTAAAATTACATTTTTTCCGATGTACATGTATTCCTTGTTTATATTTATATTTTTTCCCACACTGACAATAATATATTTTTTCGTTTTTTTCGTTTTTTTCGTTTTTAAAGTCATCATCGGTCATCAAAAGGTCATCATTTTTATTATTTTTATGTTTTTGGGTTTCTAAATGTCTGGTGTAATCTGTTTTTTTACACGTAATAAAATAACATTTTTTGCAATTATATTTATTGGTGTTTTTTTTCGTTTCTAGGTCATCATCGGTCATCATATAATATGTTTACATAAAAAACGTTTAAGTTATTTAACCCAATGCATAAAAAAGTGGTTTTAGACGATAATGCTCTTATTTTCATTTTTTCTTATATTTTTTTGTTACGATAAAATTTTTATTTTTTTTCCAAGACTTTTCTGCCCGAAGGAAAAATGGACAACGAAAACCTTGTCCAAAAAAAATTTCCCCAAAAAAGTCTTGGAAAATTAAAAAAGTCTAAAAAGTTCTTTAAGTATAAAATTTAAATATATAAAAACTCTTTAAGTTATAAAATAAAATACTTATTTTAGTAAAAAATTGCATTCTCAATTAATTTATTTATATTATATATATGTCATATTTACAAACGACTGATGAATATAATAACCCAGAAAGAAATTTATTACATTATCGTGAAAAAACTTACATTTCTATTATAACAACACATCAGGCTAGATTAAGATGTCTTTTAAGTAAAATTTTCAATAAACCCATGAAACGATTTAAAAATGGTTGCGTATTAAAAATGGAAGTTACTAGATTAACTATAACATTTGAACTAGTTTATAGTGGCGAAGTTAGTAAAATAAAACCAGGCTATGAATATTATATATCACCAAATGATACACAAGTTAATGGCACCATTTTATTTGATATTGAAGAATTTACAATACCTAATAACTTTTATAATTTAGGAGATAATGAAAGATTTATTTTTTATCTTATAAGACATGGTGAAGCAAGTCATAATGTAAAAAAAGGTTTATCAAAGATGTTTCAAAGTATTTCGGGAGAAAAAGATACATCTTTAACTCCTGAAGGGGTTGAACAAGCACGACAAATTTATGGAAATATTGTAGAGTCAGAACGAAATTTAATTAATCCAGATATTTTATATTTATTTTCTTCCGATCTCAAGCGAACTAGAGAAACAATGGTTAATTTTATAAGTCAGTTGCGTCGTTCCCATGACCGAATTATTATTACTGATTTAATAGTGTTACCTTGTGCACATGAATTAAATTATAAAAAAGATGGTAATTGTGATGGAAGACAATTTTTAACGGCAAATGAAAATATAATGAATTGTGATGGTAGTCGTCCAGAATGTCGGACAGAAGGAGATTATAAGGTTAACTGGGGTCTTTATGAAACATTTTATGATGGAACAAGAACAAAATCAGGAAGAGGAAAACAACAATGTCGTAATACAGATATGATAAAACAAGCAATTGAATATATTAAAACAAATGCTCCTGATGTAGAAGATCGCTTTCATGCTTCGTTAGACCCTCCATTGTACTCTGAAGAAGATGGTGGAATTAGAAATTCTGATCCTGTTTCTGATCCTGATTCGGATTTTAGAGGATATGATGACGAATCCACTGAAGATGAATTGAAGTATGGTGGTCGTGGAAAGAGACGCAGATTACAAACAAAAAGAAATAGAAATAATAAGAAAACAAAGAGAGAAATAATTAAAAAAAATAAAAAAACAAGAAAACAAAAGAATAAAAAAACAAGAAAACAAAGAAAACAAAGAAAACAAAGAAAATAAATATTTAATAAATATTTAATAAATATAAAATATATATGTCATCAGTTCCTTTAAGATATGTTCCAAATAAATTAACAAAAAAAGATAAAAAAAATATTAAAAAAGAGTTAAAAAAATCCAGAAAATTATACAAGCGAGGTATTTATTATACTCGTAAAAAAGTAAAATCATTTAAACCGAAGGTTTCTAACCATATTTTAACGGCAAAGCGAATTTATAAAGTTAACAATATTATTCCAAATAAAGAATTATCTAAAAAAACAGGGTGTTCTATAAATGCTCTTAAAAAAATAGAAAATAAAGGCATGGGTGCGTATTATTCGTCAGGTTCTAGACCAAATCAAACAGCTCAATCATGGGGACGTGCTAGATTAGCAAGTTCCATTACAGGAGGAAAAGCATCTGCGGTTGATTTAGATATATTAAAAGAAGGTTGTTCCGCAAAAAGCAAGGCATTAAGAATGGCTATTAAGAATAAAAAATACGGTTTAAAACATACGCCATCAATTATGATTGGTGGAAAAAATAATATGAAAGAAAGAATAATAAAGTTTGAAAAAAGTTCAAATCCAGATAAAAAATACATGGCGATTATTGAAGATATAAATACAAAAAAAACAAGAATTATACATTTTGGTGCGTCTGATTATGAGCAATATAAAGACCGAACACCTTTAAAATTATATTCTAAGAAAAATCATGGAAACAAGAGTCGTCAAATGAATTATTACAGTAGACATAGTCACGGAATAAGTAATAGAAAAAAAGCAATAGAATATGAAATAAAAAAATCGGATGGTTATTATAATGCAAAAATATTAAGTCATATTTATTTATGGGGATAAATCATATTACAAATTTACATAATATGATTTTTTAATTTTTTATTATTTAAATTTTTACAGATTTTTCAGGAATAACTTTTAATTCTTGAACAATTTTTTCAATTTCCTCAAATGTTTGTTTAAAATTAAAATCACATTCGTGTTCTTCAGGCAATCTATGTTTGACGCAGTATATTTTATTACATTTACATGGATAATCAGTTAGTGTTATTTTTTTTATACAATTTTTATTAGAACATCTTGTTTTTGTAGTCATTTTTATTGTATATTATATTCTATGTTATAATAATAAAATTTTATATTATTATAATTGTTTATTATATTTTTATATATTTTAATTATCAGTTTTACCAGAAACATCAAACGTAAGATCACTTAGACCATGATCCGTATCTGAACTAGTCACAACATTATCACCTTCAAATAATTCTCTACGAATATCAGCAGATGTTACATTAGAAGAAGTTTGAGACAATAGTTGCATTTCTTGAGTATTCATATCTTTAACACTAACTAAGTTACCATCTTTATTAAGTGTTTGTGTCAATTTATTACCACTTTCAAGAGCTTTCTTTTTATTGTCTTCAATGGCTTTAGCTTTGGCATCCTTTACACGCTTGTCAAATTCTTCTTTAGCCTTTTCTTCATTCTTCTTCTTTTCAGACATCAACTGATTGAGTTCATCTTCTAAATATTCAACACGACCAGTCTTATATGCCTCTGGATGGAAAGGAATCCATAATCCAACAGGTCCAACATATACATCATGATTTGGGTCTATTTCTCTCAACATTTTGCATCTCAATTCGGCTTCTTGTTGAGTAGGAAAACATCCTCGCACTTTTAGACCACGTGTACTCGTCTTGAAATTGTTCAAGTTATTAAATAATTTATCTAAATCATCTTCACGTGCATCTAGAAAATTCTTATAATCATCTAACATGTTAGACTTATTCAAAGTTTCTTTTTCTTCTTTTACAAAAGCCTGTAAATCTTCAGTAACACTTTCAAAATTCAATCCGTATTTATAAGAAACAAAACTTAAAAATTGAGTAAACTTTTCCATAGATTTAGTAAAATCCCAACCTTTTACAAATTCTTCCATTAAAAAATGTTGACGCTGTTTAATGATATGTTCAGGAGATACAAAAGAAACACAACAGAATTTTTGTCCTGCGATAGGTTTATCTTCATCTAATAGATCAACATATTTAGGATTTTCTGTTTTATCTAAATTATACCTATATTCAACACCAGTCTGGCGATTATCTTTAGAGATATTAGACATTTTAGAATTGGACATTATATACTTTAATTCAATATATTGTTTTAAGTTTTTTTACGAATAATATATTTTTTTCTAATTAATTAATATAAATGATGAATCTCGGTGATTTTTTTGATTTTAGTGAGTTGCTTAAAAGGCTTATTAAATATTTAGTAGAAGGTTTAATGGTTGCAATTGCTGCTTATGCTATTCCTAAACGCAATTTATCTCTTGACGAAGTGGCATTAATTGCTTTGACTGCGGCCGCTACATTTAGCATTCTTGATACATATTTGCCTAGCATGGCTGTTTCGGCTCGTGGTGGTGCTGGCTTTGGTATTGGTGCCAACCTTGTTGGATTTCCTGCAAGCAGACCCATGTTTTAATTATATAAATTAAATAAATAAATTAAATAAATTAAATAAATTAAATAAATTAAATAAATTGAATAAATTGAATAAATTGAATAAATTAAATAAATTAAATAAATTAAATAAATTATGTAAACAAAAAATCATATTAAGATTTAATTTAATATGATTATAAATATTAAACAAAAATATTAAACTTTATATAATGAGCTGGAAATTAAAAAATAGTAAAGTTTTAGATGATTTATATCTCTCTCAATTAGAAAAATATAACCCCGAATTGATATACAAAGCAGATGATATAATAGACGGATTAAGAAAATTAAACAAAGAATATCCAAATAAAAATATAATGATAATGCGTTCGAAAAACTCCAATAAAGGTTTTATTTGTTTTAAAGGAGAGAATTGCGATGAATTAAAAAATAAATTTGATATGATAATTGATAATTATAAAATGAATTATGACAATATAAATAAAACATTAAGCGAATACAAGATATAATATGTTAAAATATGTTAACATAATTAATTTTTAGATTGTTGGAATAAATTCCCAGTCTAATTCTTCACAAATTTTCTTCCAAATTTCATCTTGTTCCATCATTTTCTCTCTATCTTTAAGAAGTGCAAAGTATGGTAAGAATTCATTTTGTCCGAGTAGTTCGCATAATTTATAAACAGTGTAATAATAATTCAAAAAATTAACACGATCATCTGGACAAAACTTAGCATAGGGTCCTTGTATATCAATAAATAAATTGCATAATGTTTCTTCTAATTCAGGTGCCATGATAGGCGGTTTAATGCCTAATTTATCTTTTATAAATGGGATATGTTCATAATATTTATTATATCCAAGTTTTTTAAGAATTTCTTTCATTTTTTTATTTGTGATTTGTTTTAATGTAATTCTCTCTTTTTTAATTTGTTGCTTAATGTCTTCTAGCACATCTTCGTGTATTTGGGTTGTTTCTTTAGCTTGGAATTGTGCTAATATTTCACGAAAATGATTAATACGTTTATATGCATAAAAGCATACTTCTTTAGGCGGTTCTTTATATGAAGGTTTTTCATTTTCAACTAAGTATTTGGTATTTTTTCCACAATTTTTGCAAACTAATATGCCTTCATGTTCAACAGGAATTAATTCTCCTTTATGGCAATATTGACAAATATCTTTTTGTGTTATATAATTATTCATATCAAAAAACGTTTCATCAATATTATTCAAAAATTTTTGAACATTATTTTTTATAAAATTGTTTTTTTCGGTTTCTTTGTTAGAATTATTTTTAATATTAAAAAAACTATCTAATTTGGTGGTTTTATTTTTACCATCAGCAATTTGTTTTTTATTTTCAAAATAATCAAAAATATATTTAGAATTATCTAGATAATATTTTTTCTTTTTTATTTTAATATCTTTTATATTTTTTTTAATTAAATTAATTTTATCTTCAATTTCCAATTTTTCATCAACAGTAATATTTTCTTTGGATAAATTTAGCAATAATTGCTTTTTTTCTAAAATTAATTTAGGAAGTACAACATTTTCATCATTTTCAAACATCTCAATCATTTCAGTGTGTTTTCCATCTAAAGTAACAATGCTATTTTGGTTTACTACAATTTTTTTGGTATTCTTTGGCTTAAATATTGGCATAATTATTAATTAATTAAAATATGTTATATTTAATTTAGTATTTATCATAATGATATATTTAAGGTAGAATAAACTTTAACTTTTCTCTCAACAACGTAATGGACATTCATATAAATACAGATGAAAAGATACAAATAGACTATTTAACATTGCAAAAGATGGCCTTTTTATTTAATGCTTTAGAAGATGGTTGGCAAATAAGAAAAAGTAAAGAAAAATACATTTTTACTAAAAAGCATGAAGGTAAGAAAGAAGTGTTTTTAGATAGTTATTTGAAACGGTTTGTAGAGGAGAATTTTAATATTAATAAAATAATATCTTAAAATTATTTATTAAATTATTAATTAAATTATTAAATTATTAATTTTTTGAGAATTAATTTAATTTCCAAAAAATTTTTTTCTTTAGCAATATTATAAAATGGGAGGTGGATTAATGCAACTCGTCGCTTATGGTGCCCAAGATGTATATCTTACGGGTAACCCACAAATTACTTTCTGGAAGGTCACTTATCGTCGCTACACTAACTTTGCCATGGAGTCTATTGAACAGACTTTCAACGGCCAGGCTGACTTTGGTCGCCGTGTAACCTGCACCATTAGTCGTAATGGTGATTTGGCTTACCGCACCTACTTACAGGTAACATTGCCTGAAATTAACCAGGGTATGTTTAATTCTTCAGCTGCCACTGGTGCTTCGGCTTCAGGTGTCTATGCTCGTTGGTTGGATTTCCCTGGTGAACAGTTGGTTTCACAGGTTGAAGTTGAAATTGGTGGTCAGCGCATTGATCGTCAATATGGTGACTGGATGCACATTTGGAACCAGCTCACTTTGACTTCTGAACAACAGCGTGGTTACTACAAGATGATTGGTAACACCACTCAGCTTACTTTTATCACTGATCCTTCGTTCAGTGCTGTTGATGGTCCATGTGACAGCAATGCTCCTCGTCAGGTCTGTGCCCCACGCAATGCTCTTCCTGAAACTACATTATATGTTCCTTTCCAGTTCTGGTACTGCCGCAACCCAGGCCTTGCTCTTCCTTTGATTGCTCTTCAGTACCATGAAGTCAAGATTAATCTTGATATTCGCCCAATTGATGAATGCTTATGGGCTGTCTCATCGTTGAACTGCTCTGGTTCAAGCACTAACATGAAGGTCACTCAGGCTTACAACCAGTCGCTTGTTGCTGCCTCGTTATATGTTGACTACGTATTCCTTGATACGGATGAACGCAGACGCATGGCCCAGAACCCACATGAGTACTTGATTGAACAACTTCAGTTCACTGGCGATGAATCGGTCGGTTCGTCATCCAACAAGATTAAACTCAACTTCAACCATCCATGCAAAGAACTCATCTGGGTCGTCCAGCCAGATCAGAACGTTGACTACTGCTCGTCGTTAGACTGCAACCAGTTACTCTACCGCACTCTTGGTGCTCAGCCATTCAACTACACCGATGCCGTTGATGCTCTCCCCAATGCTATCCATGCGTTTGGTGGCCCTGACGGTATCGCTAATGATGGAGCTGGTGGTGTCAACAACTCGTTTGTTGATGGTTCTGGATTATTCCATGATGCCGGTGGAGTTGATGTCGCTACAGCTGACTGGTGGAATCAGGGCGCTAATTCTGGCAATTACAGTCAGCCAAATCTTGGGTTTGGTGCTGGAGGTTTCCATGATGCGGCTATTGCCAACTCTGGTGTCTCTGATGCTGGTACGTTTGTCCTTGCTGAGACCTCTCTCGACATGCATTGTTGGGGTGAAAACCCAGTCGTCACTGCTAAGCTCCAGCTTAACGGTCAGGACCGCTTCTCTGAACGTGAAGGAACTTACTTTGACCTTGTCCAGCCATACCAGCACCATACCCGTAGCCCAGACACTGGTATTAACGTCTACTCATTTGCGCTACGTCCCGAAGAGCATCAACCAAGCGGCACTTGCAACTTCTCGCGCATTGATAATGCCACACTTCAGCTCGTGTTGTCTAATGCCACTGTTGAGGGTACTAAGACTGCTAAGGTCCGCGTTTATGCCACTAACTACAACGTCTTGCGTATTATGAGTGGTATGGGAGGATTAGCCTACTCAAACTAAACCCATATATAGTGTGGTTTTATTTATGTATTTTAATAATTAATTTAAAGATTTTTAATTATTAAACCAAAAAAACACACTTAAAGAACAAAATAAACCTTATAATTCTTATGTATTTAGAGAACTACCAATAAAATTATTTTTTTAAATATTTTTTTTTAAAATATTATATTATTATATTATTATATAATTATAAATGCCAGGAGCTTTGCTTCAACTAGTCGCTTATGGGGCTCAAGATGTATATCTTACAGGTAATCCACAAATCACTTTTTGGAAATCAACTTACATGAGACCTAATAATTTTGCCCTTGAAAGTATAGAACAAACCTTTAATGGACAAGCCGATTTTGGTAGAAGGGTTACATGTACAATTAGCCGAAATGGAGATTTAGCATTTATGACTTATTTACAAGTTACTTTGCCAGAAATAAACCAATCAATGAAAAATCCAAATACTAATGGTGTATATGCTCGCTGGCTTGATTGGATAGGTGTACAATTAATATCACAAGTTGAAATTGAAATAGGAGGTCAAAGAATTGATAGACAATATGGTGAATGGATGTTTTTGTGGTTACAATTAACACTTCCACAAGAAAAGGGCAAAGTTGCTTTGACAATGATAGGAAATACACCTGACCTTACTTTTATGATAGACCCTTCTTTTGCAGATATTGATGGACCGTGTAATTCTAATGCTCCTCAACAAATCTGTGTACCTAGAAATGCTCTTCCTGAAAAAACATTATACGTTCCTTTACAATTTTGGTTTTGTACAAACCCTGGTCTTGCATTACCATTAATTGCATTACAATATCATGAAGTAAAAATTAATTTAGACTTTAGACCAATTGATGAATGTTTATGGGCTGTTTCTAGTCTTAATTGCGATGAGGCAAATAAAAATTTAAAAGTTTATCAAGCGTATAATCAATCATTGGTTGCTGCATCATTATATGTAGATTATGTATTTTTAGATACAGATGAAAGAAGAAGAATGGCACAAAACCCACATGAATATTTAATAGAACAAATACAATTTACAGGAGATGAGTCTGTAGGGTCGTCGTCAAACAAAATATCATTAAATTTTAATCACCCTTGCAAAGAATTAATATGGGTTGTTCAACCAGATGAAAATGTCGATTATTGTTCTTCATTAACTTGCAACAGTTTGCTTTTCCGAACATTAGGTGCTCAACCATTCAATTATACAGATGCTGTTGATGCTTTGCCTAATGCTGGAGCAGCATTTTCAAGTCCTGGACAGCTGAATGGTCAGTCAAATGCAGGTTCAGTAGATTTTGTTACGGTTAACGCATGGAATGAAAACTCAGATTCAGGTTATTACAATCAACCTAATTTAGGTTCTTCTACTATTATAAATTCTGGTGTTTCTGATGGAGGCAGTTTTGTTTTAACATCTCTTTCTCTTGACATGCATTGTTGGGGTGAAAATCCTGTTGTCACTGCTAAACTCCAACTTAATGGACAAGATCGTTTCTCAGAACGTGAAGGTAGTTATTTTGATACTGTTCAACCTTATCAGCATCATACACGTAACCCTGATACAGGAATTAATCTTTATTCCTTTTCATTGAAGCCTGAAGAACATCAGCCCAGCGGCACGTGCAATTTTTCACGCATAGATAATGCTACATTACAGCTAGTATTGTCTAACGCAACGGTTGAAGGTACAAAAACCGCAAAAGTTAGAGTATATGCCAAAAATTATAATGTATTGCGTGTGATGAGTGGAATGGCTGGATTAGCTTATTCAAATTAATTTAATCATTCACTTAAAAGTATTTATTATGTTTTTTATATTTATTAATTTTTTATAACAAACATCACATATAAAATAAAGTTTTTTATCATAATTAGTTATTGAATAAGGATAATTATGATTTTCACATAAACTACAATACATAATATTTAAGATGATTTATAATATTATATAGTGTTTCATTTTTTAAATATTTTTTAAATATTTTTTAAATATTTTTTTATTAACTTTTCATAAATAAAGTTAATAAATGAGTAATAATTTATAAAACACTAATTTTTTAAACTTTTCAAAATCGGCGTTTTAACTAGAAGGTGGTGTATGAAATTCATCATCACTTGGAGGTGTAAAAAATTCCTCCTCTTTTCGTTTAACACATCTACCTTTGGCATTTCTCTTTTTACCATCTTTACATTTTCGGTTTACTTTGGTGGTTTTTGGTTTAACGCATCTACCATTTTTACCGATTCTCTCTTTGCCTGACCTACATTCTGGTTTTACTTTGGTGGTTTTTGGTTTAACGCATCTACCATTTTTACCAATTCTCTCTTTGCCTGACCTACATTCTGGTTTTACTTTGGTGGTTTTTCTATGCAACTTCTTTCTCAATGCTGTCTCCTTCTCAATTGCCTTATGCAACTGCTTTCTCATTGCATCTTCCTCATCCATGAGGCGTTCGTATTCATCGGTTTCTTTCTTCAACTCCTTCTTTGCCTGGTCTAACCCATCCATGGCTTGTTCGTCGCTATAGCCCATTTTACGATTTTCCTTC